TCTACTACTAGTGGAAATCTATTTGCCATTCTCTAAATCCTGTTCTTTTTTATATTTATCGTATATTTACAATGCTGCTATTCTTGCTTGAAAGTCAGCAAAGTCTGCGCTTGCTGCTACTTCAGATTGCAATGTTGCTAAACTTACATAACCCGGAATAACACCATTTACAGCATCAACAAGTAATGTACTATCGTCGGCAAACACACTACCTTTTATATCAGTTGTAACATTGCCATCTTCTAATGCTGCTATGTCAGCATAAACCTCTGTAAAGTTTTCATTAATTTTAATCATTGCATCGCGGAGAGGATCACCCCCTCCGCTATTTGCTTTTGTTCCAACATTAATTATTTTTTGTGCCATTATACTCTCCCTACCACTACTTCAACTATACCGCGGTCTTCGTGATCTTTGACACCGACTGCTTTACCTATTACTTGTCCAACGCCTGGAGAGTTGTTTACTATTGCATAACCCGGAACGGCACTAGTTACAAGCATATCACCTTTTTGCACCCGACCTATTACTTTACATGGCACACGCCCTGTTAGAGCTAAACCTACTACATTGTCGCCTTCTAATGCGCTATTCATTAGGTGCGCTGGATTTGTAGTTACAACACCTGCTACACTAGTTTGACCTTTTGCAGTGCATACGGTTACTTCTTGTTCGCCACCAAATACTAGAACGGTACCTGGCTCATAATCAGCATCCCCTAAATAATTTTCAGCAAGGTCAGCATATAATGCACTAGTTGCTTCACCATTAAATGTAGTTGCCCAAACCGTATTATAACGATTTAAACTTCCACCTATGCTAACAGCGTTATCTCCTGTTGCATTACCGCTTGTGTTTGCAGGGCCTAAGATGTTACCAGATGAATCAACAGAGAACACCGTGTTAGCACCGTCATCTAAGTTAATTGTAAATGTACCACCTAGCACACCACTTGCAAAATCAATGCCTGTCATATCAGCAATACTTGTTGCAGTACCACCAAGACTAATACTTGTACTACCAATAGTAATACTGCTGTTAGCTAGTTCTGCATTACTAACACCGTTTGCTTTAATGCCAACCCATCCGTCTGTAATTTCAAAGTTTGCACTATCAAAACTTGCTAGACCACTTGCTGCTTGTATAGCTGCTGCATCACCTGTAGGTGCTGCTGCTGTTGCTGTTGCTATAGTCATGTTCAGTTTGCTTTGATCTATAGCTGCTGTTGCGCTTATATCGCCGTTAACAATCACACCTGACGAAATAGCTGCTGTTATTGTGTTAGGAATAAGTGGATCATATGTCAAACCAATATCACCAGTTACTGCCATATTTTCACTGAGTTGATCAGTTACTGAACCTTGACCAGTAAAGCCTAAAATTTGTGCTTGAATAGTGTTACCTGCACCTGTGATAGTTACGTCACCAATATCATTTAATTCATCAGTTTTATTATCAACATAGTTTTTAGTTGCTGCATCACTTAAAGCAAGTGGATCTGAAACATTTATAACTCTATTGCTACCAACATTAAGGTTGCCGTTCATTGGTGTTTCGCTATAACCTGGACCACCCAAGCTCATAACTCCTGGACCAATTGTGCTTACACCAGTTGCTCCGTCTCTATCAAAGCCTAAACGTGCATTGATATATCCTTCAACTGCTGTTTGTGTTGGTACTGCATCACCTTTTGCATCTGTAAAAGTGTCATCATTTGAGAATTCATTTACACGTACACCTCGTTTAAATCCAATACCGTCAATATTTGTAAGAACAAGTGCAGCGTTAAATGTAACAGCACCAGTACCTTGGTCAACCGTAAAGAATCTACCTACACGGAAGAAACCATCTTGGTCAGTTAAAACACTAAACACACGACCTTTGTTTCTTTCTTGTGTTTGTGCCGCTGATTTATTGCCAGTGCTGTCAATAGCATCGTTAGTAGACACTGCTTCATAACCAAACGGCTGACCGTAAATACGTTCTGGATAGTTTGCAGTATTAAATCCACCAACACCGATGTCCAGCATATCATGACCGGTTGCACGACATGTACTGATGTTAACGGTAATTTCTGCTTCTTCGCCACCTGCTAAGCCACCTTTTAATGTTATACCTGCGCCGTTTGTACCTGTATAAAGAGCTGCACCTAAGCCGCCGTATACACTACCTGACAATTGTGGAAAGTTGATATCACTATTAGCAACTTCTGTAATTTCTATTATACCAACCGTACGTGTTACGTTTCCAAAACTTGCATGAGTAGCACCACTGAAATCATATTCAGCATATGCATCAATTGTATAAGTTTTACCGCCCCATGAAACAAGCATTTCGCCGCCTGCAATTCTTGCTTGATCTGTGCTATCAAGCGGGCTTATTGCAATAAATCTACTACCATCTGTTGAAGTTGTTGCCGCTGTGTTACCAAGTGTAATTAAAGAACTTGGTGCAGGTGATGATGCAGTCCCTACAATATCTGTATAGTTAGGATCAACGGTAGAATTGCTGTTAAAGAAAACTTCAGTTACACCACAAATTGCACTATCAACAACTAGATCTATATATCTAAAGTTTGCATCAAATGTTACAACTTTTTGATCTCCAGTTGCATTCACACCCCCTGTAATTGTAGTGGTGAATGCAATTGTTCTATAAGTGTAATCTGTAGTATCATCTGTAAATACAAAGGCTGTACTTGGTCTAACAGGTAGCTCTTCTTCTGGGAAGTTGTCTAAAACAAAGTTTTGTTTATGTCTTACAACAATTCTATTATCGTGTAATGTAGCTTCTTGTAATCCATTTTCGGCCGTACCTTCGATACCTGTGCCTAAGTTAAACGTCCAAACCTTACCATCAATAATAGGTGTACTATCATCTAATTGTGCTACGCCTGTTGTTACACTTGCTGTAACAATTGCACCACTTGATACACTATCAATAGTAATTGTTACATCGTTTGTGCTTGTAGCACCGCCTAGGTATTGTCCATCGATAACAATAGTTTCGCCTTGTGCATATCCGCCGCCACCATCGTCTACAATTACACCATAGCCGTCTGTACGAGTTTTAGTGATTGTAAGTTGAGCATTTGTACTAGGTGTAGCAGTTCCGCCTGTAACAACGGTTGCATAATCGGTGGCATCAAAGCTGTAAGAACCTAGTCTAAAATCTTCACCATTTGCATTAGTAATTTCATAAGGCTGATACAACCCACTTCCATGATAAATTTCCGCTTCACTAACATTCAATGGATAACCAGACAAGTCATATGCAAAAACTTTGAGTGCACCTGTGTCTGCATCATATTCTTGAGATGTAAAACTACTAGGTATGCCTGCTGAACCGGTTGGAGTTGTACAGGTTTCAGTTGTATTAAACGTACCTGTTATATCATACAAGTAAAGTCTTTTATTTCCTTCACCTTTAAAACTAATTTTAGCAGTTGCAGTTGCTGATTTACTTGCTAGGCCGCCTGTACCTGCAGAGTAAGCTGTTCCGTCTTCACCATTTGTCAAACCACTATCGATATACAAATCAAAGTTATTGGCATCAATTACACTTATATAGAATGTTCTACCATTTAACTCAATCATACCTGTTACACTGCTTATTGTTACAACATCATTGCTTGATAATCCGTGTGCTGTAGCAGTTACACGCACTGGGTTGGTTGTACTGGTGCTTGTAATACTTGCGTTGATTGCACCTTGTGATAATAATTGATCAGCTACCACGGTACCTGGTGTTGCGCTGGCAAAGTCTAAATATCCTGCAGATCTAAATACCTTTGCAGGAAATACCATGTCATCGGCAAGAGTCACATCAGTTGGAATCTCATCTGGATCAGCACCTGCTGCAACAAGACCATAGAATCCATAAGAGTTGTTACCACTCAAACTGCGGATTTGGGAACCTTTATCAGCCATATAACCAGTATGACAATAGTATGTAAACATACTAACAAGTTCTGCAAGTGCATTGTTTGTAAGCAATGCACCGTAACCTAAGTCGTTAATTTGAGTAAAGTCGTTCGCAAGCATCGATCGGTTACCACCACTTTGCAAGAATATGCTATCATAGGGCGGTACACCTGGTATTGTTGCAGTATAACCTCTACCAGTTGCCAGTGCTCTAACTATACCTGTACCTGCTGTATGGGTTCCAAAACCTGTAGAATCCACTGATGCTGTTCTATCTTCATCGATATAAAGTTGTAATGTAGTTGTAGTCGGAGCATTAACATAATATGTATTACCATTAACATCAGTCATTCCAGATACACCGGTAATAGTAATAGCATCGCCATCTACTAATCCATGTGCCACGGTAGTTGTAATCACTGCTGGATCTGCATTTGTTATACTTGTAATATTTCTTGTAAACACACTACTAGGATTACTTGTTTCGTCTAGTACAAGCGTTGCTGTACCTGTTGCTTGATCCCAATCTTTAATAACATTTACTTGGTAACGTGCGCCATCTTTGAAAAACGGAAATGGTGTTTCTGGTTTTCTAATATATAAACCCTCACCATTTGGTGATTGCACTTGTAAATTAAAGTTATCAGTTTTTCCAATGATATCTGCAGGCATATTAGATGCATAACCATCAATAAACAAACCTCCAGCAAAACTTCTTGCTACACCTTTAGATTGTGAGAAACTTGTGCCTGTTTGGCAATAAGGAGATCGTGTTAGGATTTGACCTTCTGGATCTAGTACCATCATAAATCCACCATGTCTTTGCACGGTAATGTTTCTTACAATAGTACCATCATTACACAAGAACACATCCATTTCGCTGTTGTTTAATGGAGGATTGTAAGCAGGATCAAATGCAAAAGCCACACAATCAACTAGTTCAAGTGCGTTTGTTTCAGCGTTTGTTTCTGCTGCATAATCTTCATCAAATACTTGAGGTTCGGTATTTCCTGTAGTTACTACAAAACCATTACCACTATCGTTTGCTAAGATATTTGTAATAACTGGTTTTAAATGTAAAATTGCTGCTTCTGTTTCAGTTTCTTGTCCACTGACTGCACCTGCATAGTATGCACCTTGATTAGTCAAGGTGTTTTCTCTACCGCCAATTCTCAAGTCGTTTACAATGCCGTCTATAATTAGTCTTGTATCACGTCTACATTTGGCTTCATTGTATGTAAATCCAGGAGCAGGATAAGTATTATTTACAAAAGCAATAGTTTCTTCAACAAGAAAATCTTTGTTCAATTCAATTAATCTTGCTGCATCATCAAAGTTGCCAGGATTACTAGATGCATCAGTACCGATTTGAATATCTTCGCTAGGATCTGTCATATAATGACGACCGTACTTACCTTGTATTCCTGTGATTGGATGTGTAAAGTTATATCCACCTCCTGTTGTAGCAACATCAAATGTTAAATTTGCTCCACCGCCTGCACCCAAATCACTATCATTGATTGTAATTGTTTCGCCTTGAATAAATCCATCACCTGCATTTGTAACGGTAACGGTTGCTGCACCTGATCCGTCCACAACAACACTAAATGTTGCGTCTTGGCCAATACCTGGGCTAGACCAATCATCTGCACCGATTGCGTATGTACCAGCTGCACGACTTACATCTGCTCCACTCACATTGTTTATTGTTGCTATTGGAGAGTATGCTGCTATTAAACCATCTACGTTAATGTCTCTATAGAAATATGTAGGTGCCCATGGAGATTGTGATACTCCTGGTTTTGGCCTAATTACAACTCGTCTAAATTCATCACCTTTGATACTTACGTTTTCTGGTAGTTTGATTGGTAGATGTTCAAAATAAATTCCACTTTCAACTCTTACCGTAATTTGGTTACTTCTAGTTCTTGCGCCAAATTCTAATTCTTCACCAATTTGGAATTCAATTGGTTCAAGTAGTTGAATACTAACTCTATCACTTATACCAACATCTTGGTTACGTACATAATCTGTAATAATACCTTTTGCACCACTTGTTCTACCAACAATGACTTTACCTTCACGCAAATCTGGGTTACCAACAACACCTTGGTCAACAGCAGAGTTATTACCGTTGTCAAAATTAAATACGTATTCTGTACCATCGTTTTGTGTAATTGCACCTGGAATATCTCCTCCGTTATTAAGTATAGAAATAATTTCATCGAAACGATTTTGATATGCGGTAATAACACTTGCAGAAATACTTCCAGGAGTGGCAGTGTTCAATGCATTAAATGCATCTACAATAGTTGTTTTAATTATACCAATGCTTTCTACGGTTTGTGTAAGTTGTAATGTTCTTGCTTTAATTGCACTAGGACTTGCATTGTATCTTATTGCTGCCCATCTAGTCAAATAGTTTGCAGATAAACCTTGCTGAACATCTAAACGCACACTATCAATCATAAGTTTAGCATCACGTTGACAAATTATTTTATCATATATAAAATCAGGATAAGTTGCTGTCAAATAATCAACAACAGCTTCTTGTGCAACTTCAATGTTATCAATTGCAGTATTACTTGCTACATCTGCTGTTGCAATACTTGCAGTAAATCCTGCTGTTGATAAAATTGTACTATTAAATTTCTTTTGCGAATGTGTAACAACTTGAATATACGGACCTGGTTCGATAGGTGTAGCTTCAATAATTTGTGTTGCTCGTTGCATAGCTTTGCTAACACTTTTATATGCATATTGAGGTGAGCGCCCTTCTTGTCCTGCAGGTGTTAGAGTTTGCGCATCATCACCTGTTGTTGCAACATACAAGTTCGTGCTACTACTAAAACCTTGCGTATCTACATATAACTTTGAAACAGCAAGCAAGTCGTCTGGACCATTTGGTGTACCTGCGCCTGCAAGCGGATATGGATGATCATTAAGATACAATTCATCCAACATTGTTCTGTTTGCTACGCTACCTGCTCTTGTAATAACTTCTTGTGTTTGCGGTACTTGTGCTCCGGTTGCACCTGATGGTACTGATAATGCACCAGTCATTGTGTCCCCTGCGACATTTACATATGTGTCATCTGCATAACCTTTTGAAATAACAAGGTTGTCTACTGATATTGCTGGTGCACCTGTATGCACGTTTTCCCATTCGGTCACTAGAGTGTTAATGTTATCTCCAGCGCCTGTGTTCCTAAGTTTAGTATTGACTACTGAACTATAAGCAATAGGTGCTTCCATGTTCAACGGTGCAGTTAAGTTTGGATCTGGATCTCTGTTAATGTGTGGATCAACAATACTAATTTTGATTGTACCACTTAGATCAGGTGTTGCTGGATCTACATCATCAAATTCAACAAATACACTATTGGTTGTTTCAGATGGCGAAGATTTGTCATTGTTATTGAGACCGCTGTCACTTACAAATTTATAAAATTGGATTTGTGTTTCAGTGCTATTAATTGCGGTTACTGCAAATTGATTTGCTAGATAAGAGTCAGGTGTATCGTCTAAGTTTTTAAAACTAATAGATCCACCTAAACCGAATACTGCATACAATTCTTGAAAGTTTGTATTGACTTTTTTAAATGACTCACGAATACTATCGCCTGTGCCGTCATTACCCTCTACACCAATATCAATTTCTTGTCTTGCCATTTACTTTTTCCTTTACCACTCTGGTACTAAATTGTCCATATCAAAGTTAACACTTACTCCGCAACCGCATGAACTTTGTGCATTAGGATTGCGTATTTCAAAGTTAGCGCCAACTAAACTTTTTACATAATCAACTTCTGTTCCTATGAGAAACATTAAACTATGCGAACCTACTACAAATGCACAACCATTTGCTGTTTTTACAACTTCATCGCCGTCTTCTAAATCCATAGGCGATGCAATTGTGCCCCAATCATATTCAAAGCCTGCACATCCTCCGCCTTTTATATTAAGACTGATTCCATAACATTCATTTTCATTACAAAGTAAATCAATTTGTGCTTCTGCTGATGGTGTTAAAGTTAGTATACTCATAGTGTTCCTTTCTAATATTTATCGTTGCTTTTTATAATCTTAATGTAAATAGTGTTATGTACATTAAAGAATATTCAATTGACACTTGGCATATGCGCCGAAGTAAGTTAGGCAAGCAACACACATACAATCGTAAAAAAACTATGGTTGTATTACGTTGTGATGCTTGCGATACAGAATTTACTCGCCCTCGAGGTAGTATGGATCCTAAAAGACTAAACAATAATTATTTCCATGTTTGCGACAATTGCGATGCAAAACGCTTTGCGCAACAAAGAGGAGTAAATGCTAAAAAAGTTTGGCAAATGAAAGCAAGCTCTAGTATTCCTATTAGCAAATTGTAATAGTATTGTCATTGTGTAAACCTTCATCTTGCAGCTTATTATGCAAGTTTTTCACTTTTAACTCTGTATCATATGATACTGGAGCAATACTTTTGGCAATTTTTAAATGTTGTAATAAATTAGGATGCCAGTCTATATCACCTTTAAACTTGTATGTTCCTTTATATGTACCGAATAAATCATTTACATCTATATATTTTGATTGTATTTTATTCATTGACATTTGCAAAGAATCTGGAAATAGTGCTCGTGTGCTTCTTAAATAATTGTGTAGTTTACCTAATTCGTAGGATTCATTAAAAAAATCTTTTACTAAAGGCCAATGTGTTTTGTCAAAAAAAATGCTACCATCACCGCCTAGCCATTTAGCACCTTTAAGATAATCAAATCTATTGCACGAACTCCATTGTACAATTACAAAATGATCTTTTATTTCATCAATTTTTTTGTGTAGCAGATACCAAATTTTGTCATTGCCACTACCACTCCATCCAAAGTTTTTTACTTCGTGTTCTTGTGCTAGAATATCTGCATAAGTAGGATATATGTAGTTTGTATAACTACACCCAAAGGTTGCTATTTTCATGTGTTCCAGCCATAGTCAAATCTATCAGCATAATAATGCATTTTTCTTTTGATAAGTTCCTGAGTAGTCCTAGTCATTTGCACTGGTATTTTTTCAGATTTGTTTGTGTGTACAAAAGGAACATCTAATGCATTTGAATAAAATCTACGCATCCAGTTTTGTAAAGAGCTTATCTTTTCTAGTTTAAACGTATATGTAGATGGTAATAAATGTGTATCAGGAGTTATTCCGCAGTGCCACCAATAACTTCCCCACGGAACACCATTTTCAGGATCCTGGTTTCTATTTTTATATTCATTCCTTATTAATGGCAACGGATTTATGATCATTTCGCAATGAGTTTCAAAATCAAAAGGCAAGTTATATCTTGATTTAAACATTCTGTATCCACTTACAACCCAAGGTATTGGAGACCGTATTGTTGCGAAAGATGTATAACCAGGTGGTATAGATTTAGCAAGCTGTGGAAATTTAGACCAAGTTGATTTAGGATCTAAATCATACAACCATTGTGTGACGGACGAACCGCCACACTTTGGTGTAAAAATATGTATTAATTTTTTGTCATGATTTATTTTAGAATCATATATTAATTTGTCTAGCTCTGACGCCAAATTGTATATGCTCCATATGCAATTGCGCCATATGCAATTAATTTAGTTAATGGTGAAAAAACAATGATTGCTGCACCTGCTGCAACCATAAGTATTCCATCAACGGTTGAACGTTGTTTTAAACGATTCTCGATCCAATCTTTGATCATTTCTCAATCTCCTAATGTGTTTGTCTTGCTCAAGTACGGTTTGTTCTAGTCTCTTGAGCTTTTCTTCCAATGCTTGTACATAAGCATAAGTTGGAATCTGTTTTTCTGTTTCGTCTTCGCCTAACATAGTGAAACTATTCACGCCAGCACCCTTTAAACCACCTAAAACTCTATTAGGATTTTTAGATGATGATTGGGTCTGGGCCGACTTTGCAGCATACATTTTGTTTAGATAACTCATTAGTTTTCTCCATGTAGTATTTATGCAGCCATACGTTTTGACTCTTCAGTCATACTATAAAGTTGCGCACTTGCTAGATTTTTCATCTTTGCTTCGACCATAATGTCTGCCCATTCCCAGTGTGACAATGCCCATTCGTTACTTGCTGTATTCCAGCAGTAATCGCTGTGTGCTCTTAGTTTTTGTTTTTTATATCCGGATTCAAGTAATGTGTCCATGTTCGGTAGTACACTTGGGTCAGCATCCTGTAAGTAATCCTCACGGCATAAAGAATAGTGCATAGCAGGACGCTCACCACGCCAACTATCAATAATAATTCCAATACGGTCGTCATTTGGTTCAATGTATTCTCCTGTTTTCACCCAGTGGTGATGTATGTCTAGCACCAGAGCGAGATCGTTTGCAAGTTCAATGCTGGCGTCGAGTCCCCACGAGTTTTCGTCGTTCTCGATTGTAATAGTGTTTCTTGCTTCCGGCGAGAGACGTTTAAGGACGTCTTTGATACCGGCTGGACCTTTTCTGCCTGAGATGTGGACATTACACTTGAAGTCTTGGAACTTCTTGCCGTAGCCCATCCACCGTAGTAAGTTGACGTGATATTCAAACTCATCTATTGACCTTTCGACGATTTCATCGTTATCTGAAGCAAGGACCGTAAATTGTCCTGGGTGCATTGAGAGTCTAACATCCAAGCGTCTGGCTGCTTCACCGACTGCTGCGTAGTGTTTCTCGCAGTACGCCACCACATCAGGCTTGCTCCAAAAATAGCGCCAGCTAGACTCGGTAGCACAAGGAAGCTGATTGCTACCCAATCGGACCATACGAAGTTCTGGAGGAAGGCTTCCCACATATTCTACTAACCTTTTTGCTGCTGCTGCATTATGAACCATGATATCCCACAAGCGTTCTTCTGCAACATCCTTTGTTTGTCTATTTAGCCACGCAACGGTTGTACACTTTTCTGTAAGTGGACGTTGCAATTCTTCTAATAGTTTCTTAGGTTGATTTTGATTGTAATGTAGATACTTACAAGCAAAGCCTATGCGTTTAGTCATGCTACTGCCTCTTGTGGATGTGGAATAAGTTTTGCTGTATATTCATCTTCATTCCATTTGTTTGGATGACCAAACTTAGCCACCGTTCTAAAAATCACTGCGTCTTCTGTCTCGCCATACTCGTAGCCAAGAAAAGTAAGACCTGCATACATCATATAAGTTCTAACCATACTAATACTATAATAAAGATTATGCATTTTGTCAACCCCAGTGTTGTTTAACCCAACTATCATTTGCATCCGCAGGATTAGGTTCACCATGAAATACTGCAATGCACGTATCATTATGAATTTTTGGCGGTGCATCAACAACAAAATTACGTTTTCTAGTTGTTGTGTTAAGTTGTAAATCTCTACGATCACGCATTTCCCATTTGTAGCTCATTATCCATTCATCAGGCCAAAACTTGTGCCCTCTAATGTGTTTGAACATCCAATCTTGATCACCTCTATTTTTCTTCATTTCGTTCATTGCACCTTTTTTAAAATTTTGCCAATGTGTATCATTTAAACCAACTGGAGTTTTAAAAACGCTACTATTCATTCTATCCCAAGTTGGACGTAAATGCCTGTTAAAATCTCTAATAATACAGAACTTATCATTATCATATTCAAAAAGTTTGTCTATGTTTTTAAATACAATAACATCTAAATCTAAAAATAGCATTGTACCTTTTAAAGGAACATCAGCACCTACAAAATATGGTTTGTACCACCAACCCGTTGCAGGAATATTAGGCAAAGGTTTAACTTCGATATTTTTGTTTATACCATTTGTATCTTCTGTAAAGCAAACAAATTCATAATCTATGGTTATATTACGATCAACCATATCATACAATTTGTTTACATATTCTGCACTATATTTTTGTCCCCATTTTAAACAAACTACATATTTTTTATCACTAGAAAGACCCGTTTTTTCACGGGCCTTCCTAGCTTTTCTTTCTGCTTTAGTTTCAGTCCATTGCTTTGTAGATTGCACTATTTGCTCCGTGCTCAGCACATTCTACTTCTACACAACGACAACGTCCGTTTGTCATTTCTTGTACAAGTTCGTTTGCTTGTTTCCAAGCATGATAGGCAAACTTCTCTACACCTACACCGTCTAGTATAGTCAGTTCAGCAAGTCCTGCGTTTTCCAGTTCTGCAAACTTATACATCATTGGATCATCTCTGTCTAGGACAACTTTATGATCAAATGTATCTTCAAGCCATGCTTTAAGTGGTTTCAATCCACCAAAATCTACAACCCAGTTCTTTTCGTCTAGTTCGTCTGCTGCAAATGTAAATCTAAATTGCAAACTATATCCGTGTAAAAATCTACAATGGCTATGTGCTTTAGGTTGTCTAAAGCAGGCACTCAATCCAATGTTGTGCCCGTATGTTTTTGTGCTATAGTAACTCATATTATACTCCTCGGCTACTGGAGTGTGCGGAATATTTATAGTGGGTCGAACACCTAGTCCACTTTAGTTAATAATACTACTTAGCAGTGTTCTTGTCAACCTGTAGTTCTTCTCGAATACTTTTGAGTTCTGCTGCTACTTCTATTACACCTTCTCTTGTGCTGGTAAGTGTTTTAACCAATAGGTGTATACTTTTCATAGTCCACCACCACCAAATCACTGCTGTACCAAAATATAACCCACAGGCTATAAAGAATAATGTTTGTAAATCACATACTTGGAAAAAGTATGCTACCATCAATAGGCCAGTAAAAAAAATAGGTGCTAGTATGGCAGCTCTGTTCCACAACAACACCTGTCGTTCAAGTTTCTCTAATGTCATACTATATTTATTTTACACATTTTAGAATAATAGTATCAGAATTTAATCTGCCGTTTAGTTTAATGTCTGTAGTTTTTATATCATCCATAAACTTGCGTAATGCAACCTTGCCTGCTTTCTTAAATGCTTTTAGTGTTTCATCTGGTTTACGAAGTGTCTTTTGGATACTTTTGTGTTCGTTAAATCCAACCAAACTTGCACCTTTTACTCCTATAACTTTTTGATATTCATCTGCTACATACTTGCCAAGTTTACGTGTCTTGGTATTATAAACCCATACTTCTGTAGCCTCCAATAGTTCTAAAGGATTAACGCTAACAAGTTGTAGTTTATCATCACGCTCCATGTACTTAATTTTGGCAATCAGTTTTTCTTTACTTGGTGCTTTTTTAGCTTTAGGTTTACGATTTGCTTTAGCAGCGTCTATAACAACGTCACAAGCGCCGTGTAGCGTCTCTAATGCTTCTAAGTATGCTTTAGCATCTGCTTTGGTTAGATGGTTGTAGCCTTCTCTTAGCTGCTGTAGCATGTCAGCTTCACGCTCGTCTTTGCAACGATTGATTTCTCCAGGAGTTGGAAGTTTTTGAATAAGACGTGCTTCTTCATATTCGCTAGTATAGAATGCTTTAATCTTGCGGGCATGTGCTTGTGTTACCTTAAACTTGGCAAAGTGTGAAACAAAGTCAAAACCTTTAGCATCAAAGTTTTTCTTGTCTGTAATAAATCCATCTAGCCATTCTTCAATAGCTTCACATGCATCATATGCTTGATCACGGATACGTTCTTGAATACTAGGAACATACACATTCTTTTTAGTTTTTTCTTCTGCTTTCTTTTCTTCAACAACAGCAGCACCTTCTTCAGTAAGTTCTTTGATCCATCTATCTAGTCCTTTGCTGTGTCCTTCTGGAACAATGTCTGCTTTATCATTGTCAATTAAAAATGCCGCAGTCGCCCAATGGCTCTTCCCACCAATCTTCCAATCCGGTAACTTGTTGATTGCAGTAACCATCTTTTTATCATAGTGTTTTTTAATATAGTTTTTAACAACGGTTAACCACTCCTTTGATTCTACTTCATAGTGTGTATAGTACTGAGCTTTGTGCCAAGTGATGTCTTTCATAGGCATAAGAGGCATCATATTAGCGCCACGACGAACTGCTCTTGCCGTTTTCTTTTTGGGTTTTGCTGCTACTTTACTTGCCCTTGCCATTAGAATGCCTCCTCAACTGCTTTGATGTGTTTACACTTTTTAAACGCTGGACAATCACAAGTAAAACCATTGTCCTTCATTTCAATGTGGTATATGCCTTTGCTGCCTTCAGCAGTCCAAACGGTGCCAACTGCCCAATGCTTTTTTGTATTTACTATTTCACTAGCATAAACTCGCGGACCATACTTAGACATTACATTCTCCTTTGTTATGTCTTACTATATAGTCAATCCCCGTAATAGTCAAGAACTATTTCGAGAGCGTGTTTGAGACGGAGGTTGCAATCATAGTCATCTTTACGAGACATTTTTCCTTACCTTACCTGTTTTAGTAAAAAACTTTTTGCGCACTTCTGCTAATCCACCTTCTACACGACTTGGATACTCTCCTAGGAAAGTGCCTGCTTCTAAGTCGCCTACGGTTATGTGTTCTTTGTGGAAGTGTTCAATGTCATTCCAACAGGCCAACATTGTTTTGCCCATTTCGTCAAAGAAGCCATCTGAGAAGATAGCATCGTCTTGTTTGTAGTAAGCGTATGATGCCATGAGATACCATGGCACCATCATATTGATATTTTTTGCAAATATCTTTGCTGCGTGATCATCAAGCATTTAACAGATCCTCTACATTTACAGGTTTATAATCTGTTTGCTCAACGCACACACATTTGTATGGTCCTTCAGGTGAAGGATTGCTGTGTATGTGTCCGTGAACATTTAATACAGGATTAGTACCAAATCTATGTGACTCTGCAAGTGTACTTGCGTGTTGGGGTGTGTGACTTAACAACAAACCTATATCACTCATATCCTTCCACAGCATTATCTCTTTAAAGAATGGTGCTAGAAACTTTGGATTGTCGTGGTTGCCTAGTATGAGTTTTTTCTTACCTGGCAATTTGGTAAAATTATCTTCCAACCAACCAGGTTTGTTTTGACCAAACAATACATCACCTAAATGATATATTGTATCATTAGGCTTTACAACCGCAGCCCAATTATCCATCATGCACTCGTTCATTTGATCTACATTATCAAACCCACCCCTAGGAGGTTTGCCAGCATAATCTTTAAATGTTAGAATAGCTTTGTGGTTAAAGTGTGTGTCACTTATGACCCATATATTGTTTATGCCCATTATTTCCTCCTATGAAGTAACTTAACAAATTTCTAATTTATTGTCAACCATAAAATATATTCTTATAGGATTTTCTGTTTCTAACAAATTTTTAAAGTAAGTTGCATCATTTTTATTAGGAAAGCAAATATGGTTAGGTGTAAGATACTTACATATCCTTGCAAGTTTTGGAATGCCAATTTCTCTATCTGTATATCCTAAGCAACTATGTTTTTCAACTTTATCATTACACATTGTAGGAAACAAATATTGCATGAACATATCATTATTTAAACCGTAGTTCGTGTGCATCACGGTTCCTTTTAGTTTTATGTTTGGTACAACTATATTATTAGAAATAGCACTAATATCAGGATCGTGTTTTATTTTTTTGTTAGCAAATTTTGTATAAACAAATACATTAAAGTCAAAGCCAGATTTATCAAAATCAAGACCTAGTTCTTTTGCTGCTACAAAAATACAAAATGTATCTAAACTTGATTGGAAAATATTGTAATGTATAGCGTGTTGTATATCTAATTCTTGAACAAAAATATTTTTCCAAAATTCTACTCTACGATCAAACAAAACTTGTTGAAAAAACTTTTCATCTGGTTGCCCATATCTAAAGTTGTATTCTAAACTTTGATAACTAAATTTTCTAGATTTGCAATCACGTATCATACCAATCCAGCTTGATTAGCCCATAAACTTAATTTATCTGCCCACATAGCGTGTCCTTCTTTTTGGAAGTGCCAGCACTCAGTTTTAGGAACTTTTTTATCTAGTAAATATTGTACCATACACATTTTTTTGTTAGTGTGATGAGGGTAATATGTTGTATCGATAGCATGTACAATGTCATTATTCATATGATTTTTTCTTAATTCAGTGCAAGTGTTGTGCATTAAATATGGAATACCTTTGCTGTATAATATATTTTGTAAACTACAAGCATAGGCAGCCCATTTAGTTTCCATTGCAGATGTATCAAGAAATAACGGTGTAAAATCTAATAATTTTTTAATAGGGTCTGTATGAAATACATTTGGACTAGTTCCTTGACTAAATGCAACATACTTTCTATCTTGATAATCTCCTAAGGTGTGATAGGTATGGTCTTCATAGTCTGGATACCGTAATTCAATTCTATTTGAACTTGTCCAACCAATCAAAAAAAGATATTCATGAGATGGATTCATATGTCCAGTTATAAATTCAATTACCTGTCTATGAATATACTGATTACTACCACCTGGCTTACTTATATTGATAAGTTGGTATCCATTCCTTTTTGCAAACATGCCAGGAAACCCATTACGAATATTATATTCACTACTACCGTCTTTGCCATCAATCATACTTCCATGTGTATGGCTACAACCAAATGCAACTAGTATCTTCATAACAAATTTGCCTCACGTATTTTTATCATTAATTGTTTGCCCCAAGTTTTTTGCTTCATTGGTACATCAGTTATCTTCCTATCATCACAGAATCTTTTAAAAGTGTGTTTAGCACTCATAGGATTCCAATAGTATTTGGTATCAATTGCTGCACATTTTTTCTGTGTAAGATCATTGTTAAGAATACTGGTGCTGGTGTTAAACATATAGTATTTTACTCCCATAAAATTTAACATTCCTTGTAAACTAACAATCATAGTTGCCCAATCATTCATAACTAGATTAGAATCAAAGAAATATCTATCTGCTATATGTAAATTGTTAACCATTAAATGAGGATAAGACTTACGATCTTTTTGGAATGTATAATATCTACTATCTAAATACACATCTACTTTTGCAGGATCAGTCCATCCAATAAGCAAAATGTGATTGTTTTCCTGAGGATGGTGTGTACAAACATAATTAATTACATCTTGGAATATACGTTGATTGGATGTATCAGGTAATGTCCAATCTGCATATTCAATATTTAATTTGTCTGCAATAAAGCCTCCAAATGTTCCTTCACCATGACAAAATTCGTCACCAAAAACTGCAAGTTTCAAAAATACTCCTTAACCCAATCAATGTAATTATTTATATCAACCTTCCTAAATTTGTCACTAGCATTGGTGTTATCTACAAATACTTTCCAGTCGCCTTCGTTTGGTTCTTGGTTTAAAACATTTTTTAAGTTAATAATGTTTTCAATAGCCCAATTTTCCCAGTCAGGTAATCCTGCTATTTTAAATTTATTATATTGTTCTTCTAGCATTTGATTCATTAGTTTTTTTCTATCAGCTGGTAGGTTTCTAATATTCAAATGTCTTGGGTGTTCAACAATATTAAAATGAGGTAAACAATTTTGATATCCATGATTACCCCAATCCCATGTGTAGTGCCATTTATCGTATTGTTCTTTACACCATCCAAGTATTTCTGGTAATTGATGTAAATTTAACAAGCTAAGAGTTACATGTGTATGTACAACCACACCATGTCTTGTTTTACTAAACTCTGCTAACTTGTCTACGTTACGTTGAACTATTTTCCATTTGCTAGGAAAACGTACATAGTATGCTAAATCTCCAATAGCATCTATACTTAGACTTAATACAATACCTCTAAACTTATCCCAAATACGTAAAAGTCTATCTGGAATAGTTGTACCATTTGTATTGTAGTGTAGCTCTATGTTTTGTGCCCAACCATTATCAATGATATGCTCTAGCCATGCATAGTGTTCTTCAACAACCAATGGTTCACCGCCGATAAAATTAATTACTCTTACATTAGGTAATACTTCATCAAAGAAGTTGTCTTCAAATGCTTGTACAAACCAAGGATTTTTACTACTCATAGTTCCTACAAGATATGCAGTTTCGTCCCAATCGGTATGAGGAACCGTTGGACCTTCTTCGATCCATCTATGACTAGCCCATGGATTACAACTACGGCATTTTAGATTGCACACATTACCTAAACTAATATCTAAATAAGTAACTGCTTTTGGATCTACGTATCCGTCTTCACTTACATTGGAAAGAGATTCATCTATGTCATCTTCATAAATTTCATTCCATGTTTGTCTAAAACTACGTATACCTTGATCTTCTAAAGCAAAACAACTTTTACAACCTTCTGGAGTTTCATTTTTTAAAAGTTGTGATCTAATATCCATTAGTTTTGGATCATTCATAAAATCAGCAATATCAGGACTATTCCAGTTTTTGTGTTCTTGCCAGTATGGTACTGCACCAATATTAACACTTGGCATGTACGCATTAGTTTCAATTCTACTAAAACAACAAGGGCGTGTTCTTCCATGTGGATGTGTGCTGTATCCTTGCATAGCAAAGTAACAATATTTTTCTGGTAGTTTATCTAATTTGTTCTGCATATTCTGGCCTTGCTTTACTAATATTAAAATCTGCTGCACAATGGCAGTGTGATTTAGGACACCACACACCTTCACTTAGTGTGGCATTAAATTCTCCCTGCACAATATTTCCTACAATTGGACCGACACCGCAGCTTGCTTGTTGAATATTTCCATTTGGATGTATGTGTAAACTTTCATGAATATTACACAACCATCCTTTAAAAAAGTTTTTACCTTCAGTAATGATTCCATTTGTATTAATTGGTTCTTCACTACCGTCAATGAATTGTGTTTTAGCCCAAGCATAGTTTGGATCTTTTTTAATTGGTATTAATTGTTGTTGTGCTGTGCTATTTTCCTTGAAGAAATCCATTTGCCATTTCTCATCGTAATGATAAGGATCTGTACTAGGACGTAGTTCATCGTATACTGGTGCATATTCAATCATATAATTATTGCATTCTTCTTTGATTCTATTACCAAAGTCTACGCACTGCTGGAAATAATTATGGTGCATCATTATTCTTGCACACAAGTAGTTTTTCTTATCTTGCAAAAATTTATACGATGCCATATATTTGTCATCTTTACTCCATTCAGCGTGATAACTAGCAACTACATCTTCAAACAAATGATGGTGTTGTTCCCACCAGCTAACAGGCCTACTCATATTTGTGTTTATACCTACACAACTACCCGGCCATTCTGCAATTTCTCTAAACTTTTCTACAACAGGAATAAGTGCAGCCCAGTATGTAGGTTCGCCGCCACTGAGATACAATTTAAAATATTTGTATCCTTTATCTTTGTAGTGCAACATAATACGTTCTAAAGTGTTTACAATTAGATGAATATCTTTATCATTCTTATTGCGTCCTGCCCAGTTCCATTCACTGCAATAGGTACAACGGAAGTTACACCAATCGTTTACTTGCCATACTAGACTTACCCATTTTTCTTTAGCTGGAACAATTGCTCTTATATCTTGCATGATGTTTCCAATACATAGTCTAAAAATGGAAATACTTCGTTAAACTTGTATCTCCTGTATTTGTCGTTGATGTTTATAAATTGGCGCATTCTTTTTAAATTTTCTATTGAATATTTATTAGTATTATGTGTGTAGTTAATGATTCTTTGGATAGCATCTTTATGTAATTTTGTATTAATCATACGTAAATCGTCAAGTGTCTTGTGTCTGATATCTTCTGGCCAAACACAACTATGTATTTGATCTGGATGTTCTAAGAATATAGGTACAAAATCTACTCTACGTGTTTGTGTGCTTTCTAACCATTTCACAAGTGGCGATACATCAAATACGTTCCACGCTTGGTATACAAAATATATTTTTAATTGTACTTTTTCCGGCAGTGTCATTGCTTTGGCAAAATTTTCTTCTACCTTGTTCCAATCTGTAGGATAACGTATATACATGTTATGATCGCCATGTCCATCTATGCTCATCTGTATCTCACTACTATCAAAGAAATCTAGTTTATCATAAAATCCTTCTGGCCATGTGGTCATATTTGTAGTCCATGCAACATGACATTTTGCATTACCTGCCTCTACAAGTTTATCTAATACATATTGATTTGCTTGTATTAGTGTAGGTTCACCACCTGTCATATACAATCTTTCTAGTGTCGGTGCTACCGCATCTACAAAGTCGCGAAACTCTTGTGTTTCGTACCATTGCCAATCGTGTTCTTCTACACTGCGGATTTCGTGAGCCCATTGATCATGTAACCAAGTTGGCAAACGTTCTTTGCTCATAATCTTTTTGCGTTCTTTGTAAATGTTGTCGCTGCTAACACTCCAACAACTATTACATTTTAAGTTGCAGTGATTACCAAGCCTAAGTTCTAGGTGAGTAGGATTGCTATGCAACATGGGTGCTTTATAGTTTTCATTTGCCCACTGCCTACTGCTTTGTAAACCTTTTGCTTCGTGCTCGTAGCAGCGACCGCATTCTTTAACTAACTTACCTGCTAACATATTTGCCCGTACATCTAACATGTACTGACTATTCCATATGTTGTTCCAATCTGTTTTACCAAGAACAGCATCTTTGCCGTCTACTTGTATATAATCTTCGCCATATACATGACAACAAAGTTTACAGCGTCCGTCCGTGTTTGTGTGTACGTTTATAAATGGATATACACAATATGTATTACTCACTCCATTTTCCTTCCCCCTGCCAAAAGTAAACAAAACTAAAATCAATATTTCTAGTCTTCATAAATTCTCTTTCGTGCTCTCTAAATACGTGTCTGTCAAATGCATCGTATGGATCTCGTTTTGCTTTGTCAGTGCCTTTCCATGCTAGTTTTCTAGCTCTAACAACTGCATTACCATTATCTCTAGTAAAATCCATTATTGCCCAAATTGGACTCCAAGGATCAACGCTTACTTTTTGAAAACCATTTTCTATCCAGTATTTGTCGTTCCAATCGTTATATGGGTCTTGTCTATAATCCCAACCAAAGTCTGCTTTCCAGTTTCCTTCATCATCTATTTCAAACTTGTATTCTGCATTCAATGGCGCAGCATTACGTTCACCCCATTCTTCATATTCCCATTCTTTTTTAAATTTTAGATTGAGTTTGTATCCACCTTTGATTTTCCATACAATGTGTAAAAATGGCCATATTTCATTTACTAAACTATCAGCAAAATTACCAATATTAGGTTTAATGATATTATAATCAAAATCTTCGGAAACATAATCTATAACATTTTCTCTATCAGGATGATTGAATTCTATTGTATAATGTTTTTTTGCTAGATTATGTCTTGTCGGTTTACTACATGTTTTTTCAGTTTTTATAAAATCAGTGAAAATACTAAAACATTTCATCCGTATTAATTTATGTACAATACTCATTTTGAAGTCTTTGGTAATCCAATGATCATAATAATAAAATGGTGAAAGATTAAATTTGTCAAAATTTTGTCCTACAATAGTATCAACACCAACGCTGAATCCTGTACCTTGACTGATTGCTATTAAACCTTTATTACGTACTCTCCATAAAAATGTTAACGTATCTTCAAGTTCTTTGTGTCCTTCATTTGGAAAGCCAACTATCCAGTTGGTCATTGCATCAACACCAACTTTATATCCATCTTCAAAGTTTTGTTCCATTTCTGCAACGGTAACTTTTTTGTCCATAAGATCTAAAACTTTTTGACTTCCAGACTCAATACCGTAGTTGAGAACTTCGCATCCACCTGCTTTTAGATCTTTATAATATTCTAAGTCCATACGTCCATCACAGCGACAATATCCTGTCCAATGGATATCCAAACCTTTTTCAGCTACGCCTTTTACAAATCCACGTAGCTCGTTTAAATTACCGTTAACCAAGCTGTCAATAAACCAAAATACATTTGTACCATGCTCATAATACATATGTTCAATTTCATTTAATGTACTTAAAGCATTGCGTTGTCTATATTTCCAAAAGTGTGTTTCTTCACAAAATGTACACTTGGCAATACATCCACGTGATATTTCACACAATGCACCATTTGGAAACTTGTATTTGCTAAAATCAAAATCGCTATAATCAGGTAACGGTAATGTGCTTAGATTATAACGCTGATTTTCTGGTTGTCTAATAATTTTGCTTTTTGCTTGTTCGTTGTAAATTATTTTTGTTTCACGTTCCATATTAGCTAACATACCTAGTAAAGGTTGTTCGCCTTCACCATTTACAACATAATCATAAATTTCTTCTCCTTTGTAATAACTAGCATGTGTGGCAGGGCCACCTACAACAATTTTAACATTAGGCAATCTTTTTTTCAGTTCATATGCCATCCATTTTGTTGGTTGTTCATTACAATAATATAAGCTAAACCCAACAACATGAGGGTCGTACTCAACAAGTTTTTCTACATACTCTAATAAAATAGGTTCAAGATGTTCATGTATATCTTTAAAGTAGGGCTCTTCGTACCAATGCCAGTCACGTAATGCATCCCAAGGATTAAATTCAATTGGCCAAGGGTTTTTTGAATATCTATCATATGCTTCTACATTGATATCGTAACTTCTGCATTCATATCCTGCACGTTTTACGGCACTGGCAAGTTTTGCTGTGTTATATGGAGGAAAACTAGGATCCCATTCTGGTAATAAACATAGTGCTACTCTTGTAGCTCTTTTAACTGCATATTCAATTTTTAAATCTTCTAAGCCTTTTTGTACAGGCTTGCTATATTTTTCTATAACCTTTAAAGTTGCAACGTGTTTGTCTTCAGCTAGAGTTCCAGTAGGTTTTTCTGGTGTAATTCTATTCGGATCTTTGTAATCGTGAAATGTTTTTTGTTGTGTCATGCAAAATCACCTAGTTCAGGAAATATATCAAATACTGCTTCTTGTCTTAGTTTGTCTATTTTAAATGTTTTAAATTTAAACGTGTCAATTTCATCTGATCTGTCAGTTTCCATAAATTGTAGTACACTTTCAAAATCTTTTATCACCCAACTTGTATTTTCAAATTGCTTTAAATAATCAATATGCTTATGGTATCTTTTAGTAACTTTATCTTTCATCCAAGGATAAAGTAGCTGTAATCTCATGTAGGTTGGATCTAATAAAATATTAATTCTAATATTTTGCGGTTCTAGCAACCCTTCTTCAATCCATTCTTTGTGAAAATCGGGTAAATTTAACACATTATACACACTTACGGTAGGAGTTATTTCAAAATAAACATGAGGACATTGTTCTATCATGTCTCGTCTATTTTGTACAACTTGTTCCCAATCCATATTCTTACGCAGGTATTCACCTCTTGCATGGTTAGCATCTAAACTTGCTGCAACTCTTACACGTTCAAATGCATTCCAGTATTCAAACGCAGTCTTACGTTTATATTTCATTTGTGTAAAATTAGTTGTATAATCCATTGCTGGACTAACGTTATTTTCAATCCAATAATCAAGTATACGATAATGTTCTTCTGTAATTAGCGGTTCACCGCCTGCCCAATACACACGTTCAACACTTTTAAGTAATGGTTCAAGTTCGTCCATGAAGTTTAACATGTCATCACGCACTTTGAGTATTTTTGGATGTCCTGGGTCGCCGTGTGTTTGTTTATGATCTTCAAACCAACTGCTGCTAAACTGAGGGCCGCAACTACGACATTTCAAGTTACACAAATTACTGAAACGTATATCCATATACGCCATATTGACGTCACCAGCACTACCGTCGTCGCTTGTTTCATAAACCTTGTTCATATGATGTTTATAATTTTGTAAACTGCCAGTTCTAAGTGTGCTCATACCGCTTTCTTCTAGTTCATAGCACCGACGGCATTCTTTACTAGGTTTGTCTTGCAACATATTCATTCTTATGTTGCGTAATTCCTCACCATTCCAAATATCTTGTAAACTTTGATCTTGTGTATTTCCAATTGGATACGCAGGATCGCTCATACAACAAGGATAGGTATATCCTGCAGGCCACATGTGCATATGAACCCATGGCATCATACAAAAATGTTTGCTTTTGGTTAAATCTTTAGACATACAAATCCTTTAATTCTGGAAACACATTCACAAAGTTTTCTTTACGTTTCATATCAAGGTCTTGCATGTATTTTTTAAACTCTGGAATTCGATGTGAATCATCTTTACTATACATGAAATTAATGATATTGTCTAGTCCAGTATATAAAAATTCTTTGCGTTGAGGATACATATCCATTTTATCTATATCTTCTTTTAATAGTTCAATATTTTCTTTAGCATATTGTTTTATTTTTTCTGGTAAAATAGTAATACTCATAAAATCAGGTCCTACTAAAACATTGCTTAAATTAATATCATATTCTGTAGGAATATTGTGTTCGAACAAATAGTTAACAATCTTACGTAAATCTAAAATATTAAAAACACTGATAGTTGGTGTTGGTTGAATTACTACACCTTTTTCATAATTATGTTCAAAGTTATCACGTATCCAACACAGATTATTAAACACCGTATCCCAGGTTTGACCTGCTCGTGTATACTCTGCTTTGTGTCCTATTTGATCTAAACTAACACAATAGAAGATACGATCAAAATGTTGCCAGTAATCTTTAATGTGTTTGCCTTTAAGACTGAGGCGTGTTGCGTTGCTGTTGTATGTTAGCTTTGGTTTGAGTCCACGCTCTATCAACATGTCTAGTAATCTATAATGCTGCGGCATAAACAAACTTTCCCCACCTGTGAAATATATTTCTTCAATGTTAGGAAGCACTTCTTCTATTTCTTCCCACATATCTTGATGATTAATTTCAACCACTTCTGGCTTTCCGTTTATATCTTCAGCCCACTTGCTACTAAAGTGTGGTCCACAACTACGACACTTCATATTACACAAGTTACTGAATCGCACATCAAAATACGCTAGATTCATTTGCTCGACGGTTCCGTCTTCTTGTGTTGTGTTTACAATATTGTAATGATGATTGTATTCTGTATTAAACTTGTGTCTATAACTGATAATGCCTTGCTCGTCATAGTTAATACACTTGACACAACCTTCGCTTGGTTGATTGCTTAACATACGTAATCTTAAGTCACGCATTTTTTCACTATTCCAAGCACCTTTAAGTCCGCTTCGATTAATGTTGTCAATTGGCATATCCCAATGGTATATGCAGCATGGATAAGCATCGCCTGTTTGCCACACGCTCATGTGTGTCCAAGGTGCCATGCAAAAGTGTTTTGGAAAATTACTTTTCATTTGCAGTTTTGATCAACTCTTTTTCAATGGTTTTCCAACTAATTTGTCTTTCAAAAAATAGTTGCTGGTTGTATATTAATTTATCTATGTATTGTGTGGCCACCGTACGCTTTAGGTTTTCAATCTCTGTGTTTTGTATCCAATTACATAAACTTACGCCTTCTTCATAATTTGTAACACGTTCTAATTGAAATAATTCTTCAAAGGTGTGATAACCCCGTGCTCTTAATAAAGAATGCTGATCAGGATTACCTATAATAAAAAACGGATGTAAGTTAACTATAGATTTATAGGTTTTCTCTGTGATAAAGTTTACACTTGCATCACTTTCAGTGATAATACTTACAACACTATCTCTAAAAAATGGATTACTAGATAACTTATAATTTATTATGTTCGTTCGTAAAATAGGATCTAGTGTCCTTGGAGGCATTTCTCTAACCAATGCATACAAAAAATCTTGCTCTAAATCAGGTGGAATTCTTTTTGTAGTGTTGGTGCTTCTACTGACTTGATAATATTCCTTATTGTTTAAATTTGGCAAATGATAACTTACGTGACCTTTGTCTATAACCTTTTGCCTAATCATACAATAGTACCACCAAATCCTGTGCGGTTTGATATTCCTATTGAAATTTAGGAAAACTTTACGTGCTAATAAAATATCCTTTTTAAAATTTTCAGGTGTTGCATAAGAAATTTCTGGCAAAATTTGATGATGAAACCTACTATAACTTTCCCAAAAATTTATACAAATAAATTTTATTCCTTCAAATGATTTACCGTGCAATTCAATGTTGCTACACACTACAATTATTTTTTGCAAAGGTAAACTATTCTTTTTGCATTCATTGATTAGCTGTTTTACATCTAAATGATACTCTAACACACTAAAAATCATAAGGTACACATTTTTATTTTTTGTCAAAAGTTTTTTTGCTAATGGTGTCACATGAGGTGTGTGTTCACTTGGCATGTGCATAAAATTAAATATAAATTTTGGTTTGTCTTTATCTAGTAAATCAACTCTATTAATATTAAAAAAGTTTTTGTAAGAAAAATCATCAAAATGTGCCAACAAATTGTCAATAGACTTTGTTGCTTTATCTTGCATAAAAGTATTTGTTTTAATTGTTAAAGGCGCATGAGGAGTATTCAGCACCTCATCTAACAAAAAGTAGCAATCCATAAGTGTAGTATACTAGATTTTCTACTTTTTAGCAAGTAATTTTTCTCTGTGTGGTTCTAAATATTTTGCAACCATATCAAAGAAAGTTATATCCTCACCTGGTACATTTATTTTTGTATCAGCTGGTACACCTGCTGCATCTTCAAATTCTTCAGGGCTATTATCCAAAACAGCTTTACGTAACGCTGTTGCACTGCTCAACCTTGGTGTAGGTTTTGTTTCAATATTTTTAAAATTGTATACACCGTGTGGACCTTCTTTACCATTATATTGCTGTATTGTTTTTGGTACCCACGCTTCATCTGTAAATAAAACCAATGTTGCATCAGGGTGTTTTGCATATAGTTCACTAGCAAGTGTCAACCAACTTTGACTGAATACAATATGGTCTGACACTTCTGGCATGATAGTCTCCATTGCAAGCACTTTAACTTGAGCTGGCAACGGATCTTTAGGACCAACCGTGCTTTCATTAGTACCAACATACCAGTGCGTTTCTTTAGAAGCCATTTCCCATGCTGCTTTATGACCTTTGTGCGGAGGATTAAATCTTCCAAATATAAGTCCTACCGTTTCACCTGGTGCTTCGAATAGTTGTCTTAGTCTCATGCTGGGGTCCACCTTTTTCTTGGAACAAGTTTTACATTACCAAATTTTTTATTTGGATCTGCATAGCGAACACGACCTTCTCCGTTTGTGTCCCAAATATCACCTTGTTCGCCTTCTACTTGATCTATCACATTGTCTTTTGCTTTTTGTATCATAGAAACTAGTGCAAAAACATGATCTAGTCCTTTTGTATTTTGTTGTAATTGTTTTATTTTTTCTCTTTTTGGATTACTAACTCTGCTTGTTTCTAACCAAGTAAAAAAATGATTAGATCCAAGATTGTTTAATTGTTTTGATTTTGCAGTTTGATTTACATATGTGTAAATTATATTTTTTAAATCGCTTAATCCTGGCATACCTGCTAAAAATTCGTCAACTTGACTTTTTGTCTTTTGTGCATAATCACTTATCTTTTGTAATGCACTGGTGTTTATTTCTACTTTATTTTGATTATAAACTGGTCCTAACACAATTAAATTTGGATTGTTATCAAATGAACTAAAATCCTGCATAGGTTCTTGTGAAGCATCTGGCATTCCCCATTCAGGAAAGAAAGCGTGTCCTACAACCATTATATTTGCATTTGAGATCCTACGTCCTAAATCGCTTGTTTCTTTAACATGATAACAAGTTTGCGATTTTGGATTTGGACAGAATGTGTAAACACCATTTTCTAATTTAGGTTTATCTAAAAACAATCCATCTGCATATACAAAACCTACAAAGTCTTGCGGTGTTGCACGATCAAAATCATTGTATAAACTACCAAATTTTTGAGCAAACTTTTTACGTGCTTGTATCTCTTCTGCTGTTTTTGGATTGCCACTTTTGTTTAATATAAAATCTTCGATAGCTTCTGGACTATCAGTTTTTTCACCTTTTGCCCATCCGTTGTGTCCGCCTAAAATCAACGGGCCGCCTGCAACTTCTCTACCCCAATAAATTTGTGGATTTCCATCCCATTTCATTCTAATACTTTGTGATCCGCTGTCACTTGCAAAATCTTCTAAGTGTTGCACTGCTTCTTGTGCGCCTTCACTGCCATAGAAGAAAACAAGGTCTTCTAGGTGATTAAATGCCCTACCTAATTGTTTTGCTTCAATTAGTTCTTGATATCTCATGCCATTGCCTTTAATAATTCAACAATTCTGTTGTGATTTTTATCTGCTAGACTTTCTACTTTAGGAGGTACGTTCCAATTGCGATCTTGTTCTAGTTCTGCCATAAGTGCATCTGCTTGATCTTTGGGCATAGCAGCAAGTATAGTTTCTAAACTACCCAAGTCGTTTGCACTGCGATTGTCGCCTAATAGTATTCTTGCTATTTCGTTTAAGTCATTAGTGATAAACTCGCCTGTTTTACCTTGTTCGTTACGTTTGAACAAGCCTTTCCAAGCACTCCATAATAAACCTTTAGCTTTGGCTATCTTACTCATTGCAAGTTGTTTGTGAATACCTTTGTAGGGAGATCCTTGCGGAATATCATGTGTATGGAACTTGGCAGTTTTTGCCGCATCAGTAACAACCATAATATCTAGTTGATGACTTTTGCTACCTAGTGGCATCTGTACATGTACATTAGTGCCTATTACTTTTGTATTGTAACCTTTTTGGTTAATGTATTGAGCAAGTTGTTGTTTTGCTTCTTTGACATCTTTGCTGTTGAAAAAACTAATTATAGCATTTTCATCTACAATTACATCTAAGTCGCCACTACGTTTACCTGGTGTAGGTGTTGCAGCACTTCCTACTGGAATACATTCAATGCCTGTGCCTTTTAGCACTTTGTTGTTTACATCGTCTAATAATTCTTCTATAGCATTGTGATCAAAATCACTTGTACCGTCAAATACTTTTCCGCCCATACTAACTCCTTGATATAGTATTTATTATCTTTTGCTTAACTATACCAAAACCCTCATTCTTTACACTTAACTTAAATAGTATACGGTCTTTTGGATATTTGTCAACTGAATGTTTTCTACTTGTGTTTAATAATGCTGTGCGATAATAATATTCACTATCAGTAAACCGCACTGGAGCAGCACCGTCGCTTAACAAAAAGTTGATGCTGCATGTTGTATCTTGATCTATATGGGGAAGTAATTGAGTGTTTGCTTTTAGTACATAAAACTTTGGATCTGCTTCAATGTCAAAATATTCACAAAGTTTTTTTGCATATTCTATTTCAATATTTTTAAGTATACGCCAGTTGTTCATTACAAACTTACCAAAACGTCGGTCTGTGTAGGGTTCGGTATTATCTTGATTTTGATTCCAAAAATCAAGCAGTGTGCTCTTATCAAAATCAAAATCGAAGACCAATATGTCTTCGTTATTGATCATCTTGTTCTACGTTTCCTTTATTACCACAATGCGGACAATGAAAGTTGTATCTATTAATACACATTTTTTCCATTGTTGCATATGTAAACCAATTTTTGCATTTTTGACAGGTAAGATGCCATATCACTTCTTTTGTTGCTTTAAACATTGCGTACCCTTTTGAAAAAGCCTTCTTTGCTGTGTATAGCAGAAATTAATTCCTCCCACATTTCAGGACTTATTTCAATAATATAATCTGTATCTGTTTCTGGATCGTATTGCCTTATGTAAACTAAATCATCAAAACTATTTACGATCAAATCGCCATGATTGCCATTATCATCTAAAATAGTTATACAAACTTCATCGTGGTCAAATTCTACACTATACATAAAGATATTTAGTTATGGTAGTCCCACCAGGATTCGAACCTGGGACGCTCTCTAATCTGGAGACAATGCCGGATATAAGCCGGGTGTTTTACCGCTAAACTATGGGACTATATGGTGCTCCCGGTAGGATTCGAACCTACAATCGCGACCGTTATGAGCGGTGAGTGTTAACCGTTACACCACAGGAGCATTATGGCGGAGAGTGTGGGATTCGAACCCACGGTACGTTGCCGTACTCTAGTTTTCAAGACTAGCGCCTTCGACCGCTCGGCCAACTCTCCTTGTTGGAGCGGATGACCGGATTCGAACCGACTCCATCAGCTTGGAAGGCTGAGTCCTCTCCCAGGAGAACATCCGCATAATGGTCTTGGTGGCAGGATTCGAACCTGCGATCTCTTGAACCCAAATCAAGCGCCTTACCAGACTAGGCCACACCAAGATTGGCATCGGTTGAGGGATTCGAACCCCCTGATTATTTCTAATCCTGGTTTTGGAGACCAGTGTGCCACTCCAACTGCACCGAACCGACAAAAAACTATGTTTCACTCCTTTAATAAAAAAAGCCCCTAACAACTTAATGCTAGGGGCTTATCTCAAATAACTTTTTAAAAAGTCACGTCAAGACATACCCCACTTTCGTGATGGCCAACCTATTATCGATGTTGTGTTAGTCTTGATCATGTTAGTATTCCTTTTGTCTATACTTATTTATACTTTATTTAGTTTGGTTTGTCAACCACTTTTTTTAATTTGGTGCGGATAGAGGGACTTGAACCCCCACGCCTTGCGGCACTAGAACCTAAATCTAGCGTGTCTACCAATTCCACCATATCCGCATATGGTGCTGGTTGCAAGATTCGAACTCGCGACATCTTCATTACAAGTGAAGCGCTCTACCAACTGAGCTAAACCAGCGTGGCGGACAGACAGGGATTCGAACCCTGGGAGGAGTTGCCCCCTCAACACCTTAGCAGGGTGCCGCTTTCGACCACTCAGCCACCTGTCCTAAATATTTCAAACAGCATGTAAGCATTACTGCTTACTTATACAATATACCATATTACTTACCAGAAGTCAACCATTGAATGTTTCTTTTTTGTAAATAATTTTATGATATGGACAGAATGGGATCCCCTAAAAGAAATCATTGTTGGGCGTGTGTATGATCCAAATGATATAGCACACATAGAAGATATAGAGTTTCGCAACGGTCTACAAAGAATATTTGAAGAGTCAGAAGAAGACTTCTACGATTTGGCACAACTTTTTGAAAGTTATGGTGTTAAAGTACACAGACCACGTTGCGAGTACAAAGGTGACTTTCGTTATCCTGCTGTGTGTCCTCGTGATATGCACGTTGTATACGGTGATCAAGTTGTAGGTACTATTGGAGGAGATCCAAATAGATTTTACGAAAGACAGCACTACAATGATATTATACTCAACTTGGATAGACGTTATAGTGCTATGCCTACTCCTACACTAGGCAGTTTTTATCAACCATATCGTGCTATGGAAGGTACACCATTGTATCACGCTGCTAACATACTCAAATGCGGCGATACGCTGCTGTATACAGCACCATACAACGACAGCACATATCCAATGACTAGACAATTTGGCAGAGGCACACAAGCAGGCTTAGAATGGATACAAAACAAAATCGATGCTAAATGGATTGGTTTACACGAAAGCGGACACGCAGATGGAAAGATAGCATTGATCAAACCTGGACTGCTTATGTGTTGGTTGCCTGAAATGATTCCAGACGAACTAAAGCATTGGGACTACATACAAGTACCAAAACAACCTGTCCCAGAACAATTTTGGCAAAGTAAAATGCAACCATTACGTGCTAAAAATGTAGCAACTTGGTTAGATAGTTGGATTGGACACGTAGACGAAACTATATTTGATGTGAATGTTGTAAGTGTGTCACCTGAACTTGTTATTACCAATGGGTATGACAAAGACATTGCTGCACAATTAAAACGCTATAGTGTAGAAATGGTACCATTTAACTTTAGACACAAGTTCTTTTGGGATGGAGGATTACATTGTGTTACACTGGATTTGACTAGAGAAGGAACGTGTGAAAGTTATGTATAATGTTGTAATGAAAACACCCGAAATATTAGTAGTTGATGATTTCTTAGATCAAGATAGTTGGGATAGATTGCACAATCAAGTGCAGTGTGATGAATGGACACAAAGTCAAACTGATGACAAGTATTGGCACATAACCGATGGACCAAACTATAAAGCCAGCAAACGTTTTTTAAGAGATGCACCGTTTGACAATAACTATGATATATGGGCAGAAGCAATACGTGACTTTGCCGACAATTGCGTAGAAGCTCAAGACTTTGTAAAAGGTTATACAGATATTGCAATGCGTTGCCACGGTTATCCTGTAGGATCAAAAAATCCTTGGCATAGCGACATGGGAGGTGTAACATATTCCTATTACTTGCACAAGCACTGGCAAATCAATTGGGATAGCACACTATTAGTTTTGCCAAAAGGTAGCGTACATTACAAACAAATAATGCCTAAGTTGCCTGGTACAAAGCAAATAGATACTTACGCAGGTGTCGGCACGTTAGAAATGTTTGAGCAATCAGAAAAACAAAAAAACTTAATAGATTATGGATTAGGCACCTTTGTGTCTCCTAAACCAAATAGACTTGTTTTAATTGGTAAAAATGTAGTACACGGTATTACTCGTGTAGATAAAGATGCAGGTGAAAATGTTAGATTAACTCTAACAGGATTTTTTAATTTTTTCCAAAAACAAGTTGTAAAAACCTAGTCTAATTTTGGAAACTCTATAATTTTTTCGTTTGATACTACAGAGAACTTTACACCTCCGTCAGATTCTGACGAAGATGTATCTTCTATTTGTAATTTTTTTTCAATACGAGATAGTCTATCTAAAACTTCGTATAGAAGTTGTTGTATTTCATATGTTGGCGTCATTATTTGGCTCTTATACTTACGGTAATAGGAATACGTTGCCCTACGCTATAGTTATTATAAGTGTACTGGCTACCATATACACCATTCCATTCAAATGTAATAAGATAATCTCTAATTTGATTCACTTGTTGGCGTACAATTACTTCTGAACATTCTCTATGAACTTCATATCCAATAATTTCTTGTCGTGTTCCGTTCGCTGCTTTATCGCCGCCTACAATAGCACCAAAAATAGCACCAGCATTGCGTGATTGTTTATCACCGCCTAGTGCTTGCCCTAAAATGCCACCAATGATTGCACCTCCGACAGCACCTTCTACGGCATTGCCACCGCCTTGCACATTTCTGTAAATAGGAACTTCAACATCTCTACATTGTGTACTAGGAACGTTGTTATAACCTGTTGTGTAACGTGGTTCAACTTTAGTAATTCTTGCATATTCTGCTGCAAATGCACTAGTTGCAGTTGCAAAAAGAACAGCAGTTGTAATCAATAATTTTTTCATGTTAGCCTCTCCGTGTGCCTATATTTATATTATAAACACTTATACAAACATGTCAACCTTTTTATTCCAAAATCCTGATACTTGTAGAGTATATTTTGGTGTAAGTCCTGCATTTGAACTTAAATGCAAATGTTCGCTATCCCAAATAAATCCTTCGCCAGCTTTCCAATGTGTGCTGGTTTGCCATTCTTTGTTTTCATCTTGATAATTGATAAAGTGTCCAGGTGCCCAGTCTTCTAAATAAATGTTAGCACGAACTTTTTTACGAGTATCAGCAGGATACATATTGTTTATTTTAAAAAATGTATCTCTATGCATTGTAATGGTGTTGCCCGGTGGCTGAAGTATGCTGCTAATAGTTACAATGTCAATACCAAGCAATGCACCTAGTGTAAAGTAATCTACACCCGGATCGCCATCATCAAACCATAGCTGTTGTATACGTGTATTATCTTCGTGATAGCTATCAGGAAAGCCACCAAATGTTTTGTGTATATCTTCTTGTTCACGTACTTGATAACTTATACAACTGCCTTTATGCTGTTCGTAATCCGCAGTCAAAAAAGGTGTTAAATCGTATCCTGTTTTAATATTGTATATCATCCGTCGTTGTAACCTCCGCCGTTACCCCACATATAATCAACTTCAACCTTTTTAACACGGTCATAGCGGAAACTACGCCATGCACTTGGTTCAATGTCAATCGCCCATACAACAAATACTTTGTCTTCTAAGTTTCTAATTTTAGTTTGGCTTAATTTATCATCACGTTCTGCTTGTGGTAACATACTAGGAACTAAAGTACATTTCATAGTGCGTTCGTCGCCACTCAATTTATCAAACGTAACATCAACAATTTCTTTTGCTAATAAATCAAGAAGTTCCTGTCTTGTAGGAATGCCTTTAAGATCTGCTAAAGTCTTCTGCAACTCTTCGGTTGAAGCCATCTACTCTCTCCTTTACTTGATCATAAGATAAATTATTATCACCACGTAAACTTAAAACAACTCTACGATTATCATTGCCTAAATTATTACTACGATGCATAACATCTGTTCTAATCAACTTAATACTATTTAACACACAAGATTCACTTACAACATAATCGTTGTCGTATTTTTCTGGCATAATAGCACTGCCGCCGGGTGCATAAGTTTCTTTACCAAAATCATTTTCGTCATCTGCAAACCATTCATTAGTACCCAAATCACAATGAGAAATTGGTATATTGATAGCCCAAGATCTAAGTTCTTTACTTTGTGCTACACAATCTCTATGTATTTGCAATTTCCTATTTGGATTAGTAACAAACAATCTTGCTGTTACTAATGTAAGACCAAGTGTGTTCATTAAACTATCAACTGGCCATTGTATGTCTTTACCAGTGATTAAAAATCCTGTAACCACTGGTAATATTCTTTTATCAGCAAAATATAGTTTTGGATCATCAAGTTTGTGTCCAAACTCACTCCAATATAAGTCATGCATGTCGCATGTCTTAAAGTCTATATTTGTGCTGTATTTCATCGTTGTTCGATAACTTTATCTGCAAAACCGTTTTCTACTGCTTGTTCTGCACTTAAGAAGGTATCAAACTTCATAGTTTCAAATAGTTCTTCATAAGTTTTGCCAGCAGTATTGTGTTTTACATAAAGTTCTGTTAGACGTTCATTTAACCGTTTACTTTCTTCAAAATGTCTACGTGCATCTTCAAACTCTAGTTCTTGTACATGCACACTACCGCTTGTACCTCTAGTACCACTTGACACTCTATGGATCATAGTGCGTGATTCTGGCAACACACAACGTTTGCCTTTTGCACCAGCTTGTGCTAGAAAACTACCCATACTTGCAGCTTGACCCATTACAATAGTTTTAATATCCGGTTTGATAAACTGCATTGTATCATAGATAGCAAGACCTGCTGTAACTGAACCACCTGGCGAGTTAATATACAAGTTAATATCTTTGTCAGGATTTTCTGCTTCTAAGAACAACATCTGTGCTACAATTAAATTAGCCATATTATCTTCTACTACGCTGTTAAGCATAATAATACGGTCTTTTAGTAGTCTGCTATAGATATCGTAACTACGTTCGCCTCTTGCTTCTGATTCAACGACTATTGGCACTAAGGGCATGTTTTTTCTTTTCCTCTTCTAAGTTAAATTTAAGTGTGAAATTTTCTACCAGTAATTTAGTAAGCGTTGCCATGCTAACCGTTTCTCTATGTTCTAATGGCACACTATACATCTGGTCTAAAACACTTCCGGCCATCATTTCATAAATTTGATCTTCAGTAACATTAACCTTAGACCAATCAATTGGATCTGTAACTTCCATTTCTTTAGCTAGTTCAATAAGCCTACCTACTGCTTCTGTTTTTGTCAAAGTTTCTGTCATTGATCTGCGAATTCTCCCATTGCAATTTTAAATTTTCTAGCACTTTCTTCATACTCAAAATGAAAGGTATGCTCATATACATTAGTCCAAGTTGTAACACTCCATTGATGTTTTTGGCAGTTACGTTTAGCAAATGCTTTACCTCTGTCAACTACATCACTATGTAATCTTACTGAATAACCAGGTTTCCATCGTTGTTTGTACTCAAAAATTTCTACAGGTGTCAATGTAAATATCCGTAATTTGAATCATCATTAGGATCAATGCCCCATTTTTCTTTGAGCAACTGCACAATAGCTTCTGGCACGTCTTCATCTTCATGACCTTTTGGTATCCAAATACCTTTTAGGTTACCTTCTTGATCCAAAATGAATCCGTAATCATCTTCATCCAAGGTGTTCTCAAAACCCAAGTAATCATGACTCATTTGGCTTCATTCCTTTCCTTGTAAAAGTTTTTGCTCTACGCACAATTTCTTCTTCAGTAAGCCTACTATTGCTTAAATGTTGTTTCCATTTCTTATATAGTTTTTTACTACTTTCTTTAGTGTAACGTGTCATTTTGTGAATAATTTTCGTATTCTTTAATACAAATAATGTCGTCTGAACGTCCATCAAATGTATTTAAAGCATCGTCTATATCTAATGCATAAATGTGATATTCTGTTTCTGCTGTATCAATCACGTAGAGTTTTGTCATCATTTTCCCCGTGTTTTAAGATTTCCATGTCACGTCCTACGCCACGAGTCTTAAGATAACCATCTCGAATCAAACTATCAATAGTTGCTTCAGTTACCTGACCTACAATGTCACGAAAACTCATCCAACGTCCTACAAAAGTAAAAAGTATTGCTGTGCCCAACAACCAGTATGTCGTTTCATTATACAAAATTTGTTCTAACATTTTTCCGCCTTAAAATTGTCTCTGCCCCATCCACTATATTTACTCGCTGAACCATAGTGCATAAAGCACTGCTGTTCCGCAGTGCTTTCGCTTAGACATTTAACCGTATCAATATGTTTAATCTTACGACCTTCACTATCTACTAGCCAAACATTATAATAATTAAACATTATGAATCCTTCAATGTTTTCATCATTGTTTCGTTTTCCCAATCTACTTCACGCTTGGCTTGTAGCCATGTTTCGCGAAGCATATAAATTATCATTGGTCCAATTACCATAACACCTGCAGCAAAGATTCCGTGTAATGGATCTTCAAATAAACCTGCAACTTCTAGAGCAATCCAAGTATAGACAACTCCGATAGCAAATGGTGATAGTTTTAGTAAGAATTTTTTTGTAACTCGATTCATATTAGATCTCCTGTTTTCTGAGTTTAACGTAGTTTAAGCGTGTCATTGGTGTTTTTGAATCACGCTCGAGATCCTCCCCTTTTATACGTGCGACAATGTCATACGTATCTCCAACAGCATACATTTGTTTTACTGAAAAGCACACCAAATCTTTTCCAATAGCACCAAAGTGCAAGTATGCTGGCTCACCATAAAAGTCATTGTTTAGAGGAATGACTTTAAGGATTTCTACCTCACTAGGTTCAATACGATCTCCAACAAGATGTTTACTATCTGCAAACTCTGTTTTGATACGTTGTTTATAAACCTTGTCTTTAACTTGACGATCAATAAACGCTGGCAAATAAGCAATCAAACCTATCCGACCAATTGGCATTTCGTCACTGCTATATGCTGCAAACAAGTCTGCTTCAAATTGAGGCAAGTCACCCATTGCAAGCATTGTGTAACGGCGCATATGTTTTTTGCCTTCAGCAACAGACGCATGGTCTGCGTCTGTTACTTGCAGTGGAGTAAAGTCTTCTGGAATAAAAGGACTTTGCTCGTTGTTTGCACTTGCAGTATAAGCAATCAATTCTTTGTTGCTGTAAGTAGGAGGGTTTTCGCTGTGTCTACGAGTTTGTTTCTCGTAGCCGTTGTTTACACGATATGCAGCATATGCCAACGCAATTAGATATTCTGTCTTGTATGTAGTCATTTGTTTTATCAGTGCCTTTATTGTGCCTAAGTTTTCTTTATAACTTATAATAGCAGGATAATCATCCATTGTCAACCAAATAACTTATCTAACCAAGGCTTTAATCTTTGCTTTACTGAATCATATTCTGATTTATCATTGTATAATGCTCTTGGCATACTATCACAAGCCAGCGTGGTTTTAATTTGATTACAATCTAAACAAAGTGTTTGGCAGTTTTCAGGTGCATCACTACCGCCATATTTTTGTGGGATAATATGATCAACAATCAACATTCCCCATGCAACACGATCACGTATAAGCTCGTCACTGATTTGTTTTACTTTAGGATGCTGCCATGGATCCTTGCCACAGAAATCACAACAAGATTTTTTATTAAAGGTCCACGGGCGATCTGTCCGTGCAGGTCCGCCATATTCTCTCAGTAAACTTTGATGATGATCGCAGTAACGTTCACCAACACCCTTATTTAATGTAGCATTATTATTACAAAAATGATAATTACATCTAATATTTGATGAATATTTTTGACCTTTGTATCCTTGATGCAAACGTTCAAAAAAGAATTTACTCATACTTGTGTCCACTTCTTATGTGCTAGTTTGTTTTGTTCAGCCCATGTAACAAACAAACCTGTTTCTCTGCCATGCGCTTCGATTTCGCTAGGCTTGTCCCAATAGTCAAATTCTTCTTCTGCACAATGATTGAGTTGACCGAGCTCATATTGCTTTACATGCACAAGCTCGTGTGCAAGAGTAGTAAGTAAGTCACGTAGTCGCAAACTACGTTTGATGTCAATTTCGTATTCGTGATTATCAACTTGCACACAACCACCTAGACTGCGATCGTTTGTAAGTCTGCGGAATGAGATTTCAATGTCAGGATTTATATTAAATTTGTTACAAACGTAGTCTGCCATGCTGTAAGCATACTTGCGTTGTGCTTTTGTGCCGCCTTGTACATATATCATATTTGCCTCGGTGTTTTGCCAGTTAACAAGTACATTTTCTTTATTATAGCACTTACATCTGCTTCTGTCAAGTAACCTTTGACGGTATCATCTTCATCTGTGATGCCAGGCATGTATATCAAATCACCGTTTTTAATAACAGCAATCTCATATGGAGCAGATTCTGTGCTGTAAACACCTTCGCCTGTGATAATGCTAAGTTCGTATTCGTCGCCAAAACTCAACACACACTGATGATTGCCCAAATAATCTTCAGCTTTTTTAATCATTTCAAAACTTGCTAATTCTAATACAGCCATGTTGCCCTCCTTGTTGCATACTTTATAGCATAGCAAACAATGGTTGTCAACCTACAATCTGCGAGTGATACGACCTTTGTCTAAATCATAAGGTGTCATTTCAATAAGCACTCTATCACCGCCTACTAGTCTAATCTTAAACTGGCGCATCTTTCCGCCTGTATAACATGTGACTATATGTTCGTTGTCTAATTTTACTTTGAACATTTGATTAGGCAGCACTTCTACAATGCTGCCTTCGAATTCTAATATACCTTCTTTAGCCATTATCCACTTTCGTAATGGACATCATTTTGTCTTCTACTTTAATACTCAACGTATCTCCTGGTTGCCAGCCCATGCGTTCTGCAATTTCGTCTGGTATTTTCATTAACACATTTTCAGGATTGTCCGGATCGTCCTCAAAAATGTCTTCTACTTTGTATTCAATTAGATTATTATTTACCATCAATCCACCAAAAAGTTAAGGTCTTCTAAATCTTCACGCAACACAAAATCATCAGGTAACTTTACACCTTGTCCTTCTTGTATGGCATCACAAATTGCCTTACTTTCACTTAGATTGAAATGAGTGTGCTTGCTGATGGCAATCTGTGCTTCCACAAAGTTAGCGTTTGGTCTATATCCAATTACAATCATTTGATCTTTACTCCAATATCATTCAGCATACGCTCCGCAAGTGCTGTGGTGCGTAGTTGGCTTTCTAGTTCTTCCATTTCGTCACAGATTGCCTGTGTTTCAATTGCTTCCCAAAGACAACCATGTGTCCTATACGGTTGTGTCCAAGTTGTTTCGATGTTATAATTCTGCATCATACTCATGCTTTCCAAACACTGGCATAATAACCTTTGCCGTTTGTGTCTCCTCCGCCGTTATCAACAATTTGACCATCATACTCGACTTCAGTAATAGTATCTTCACCATTCAAGAACTCTGTAGTTACAATGGTTAGTTTTTTAACATCAAAGTCACCATAGGTAGTAATACAACCTTCAAAGAATGTGCCTTTTTCACTGCTGTAAAGTTGAGCAATATATTCAGTGCCTTCTGGTGTTTCATCACAAACACCCATTTGTACCAACTCAACTTCGTAATCACTTTCTTCACCTAAGCGATCATTCAGTTCATCAATACGTTCGTCAAGCACTTCTGCAACTACGCTTGCATTATACTCTTCTGAATCTACTTCATCAATACAAATATGGCAACTATCCCAAGTTCCGCCATACTGATGTTCAAACTCTGTGTGTGATTCATACCAAGGACGCTTGTAGTTGTCATCTTCTTTGTCATGTAAGAATTGTGCTTCTTCTGGTACACCATCAATCTCATCATACTCTGGTTCTTCATCATCGTCGGCGGCCATATATGCTACTAGATCATTGTCACCGTGTTCATCTAAGATAGGTTTCCAAAAATCATGTGCTTCTTTCGAAATGCTCATATATGCTGCTTCGCCGCCGTAGCCGCTGATTAACACACGATAATAGCGTTCACCTTTTAATGTATCAATTGTTTCTTGTTTTTCTTCACTTGTAGCCATAATATTCTCCATTTGTCTTATTATAACACCAATTTTAGTATTGTCAACAACTAAATACAATATAGCAGAGCGTGAGGGCGCACAAACATGGATTTTTTAACACTAGTAGGAGATGTAGGTTTTCCAATTGCAGGGGCATTAGCAGCAGGAGGCTTTGTCTTTCTTACTCTTAAATTCATACTTGCTGGTGTTACAGGTAGTGTAACAACATTAAAAAATATCATAGGGCAACTAGATAATCGTGTTCAAACAATGAACAACGATCTTGTTAAAATAGATGCATTACTGAGTTATGCTCTTAATGTAAAACCTAACATAGATCGTATAGCAGCAAATGAAGGAAAGAATGATGCCAGAAGAGACTAATGTAGACGATAAAGGTAAAATGGAGATACAACTGCGCATACTAGGCAATGAACTAGTAGCAATTAAAATGTCAGTTGACGATTTCAAAATGAAATGGCTGTTTTTAGGAGTGGTTGCTATGTTAGCTGTAGGATGGGCAGCCAGCAGTTTTGGTCCAGACTTAATAGGAATGTTCGGAGAATAAATGGAATTTGATCTAGCACAAGCGGTTAGTGAGTACGGATTTCCTATCATTGCTGCTATGGGAATGGGATATTTTATCTTCTTCATCTGGAAATGGGTGACAGAAACCATTGATCCTGTGCTAGGTGAAACAATGGGTACGCTGATTAAACTTGTTGATCGTGTGCGTATGTTAGACAATGATATGATACGACTCAACAGCAAGTTGAGTATGGTATTAGAACATCGTGCAATGATGGACAAAGACCAACAAGCTGAATTAGATTCTGTTGTAGCAAAATATCAAAGCACTAGTCAAGCATTTAACAGCACTGGTAAAGAAGAAAAAACGAAAGAGGCGCCTGCGCCAGAAGAACCAAAAAAAGAACCTATGAAAAAGAGAACCAGTAGATGATAGGAAAAGAACGCACTTGTAAAAGCTGCGGACACAAATGTCATTGCTATTCACCTGATTGCAAGGATTGTGTTAATGACGTTTGTACCAGATGTGATTGCAAGGATAGTAAACAAAAATAAGTATCTATATGAGATACTACTTAGGACAATGCGAGTATAAATGGTCGCACACTGCCGAGAAGGGCAACGAGCGCATGGAACAGATATGGGTGCGCCGTGAAATAGGCGAAGACCTATACAGAGAAATCAACGAAAAAGAATACACACTTGTATTGCTAAAGAGCGATGGTTTTGTAGCAGATACGTATTGTCGTTGCGACATATATGTTGATATTGACAATGAAGATCAAGCATTGTTGTTTGGTATTAAACATGGCAAGCAAAGGATTGAACGAGTATGATTTGGATGGACTATATTGTAGAAAGTGCCGGCAACGGACACGCATTCCGTGTTAAAGGTGATTGGCCTGGCGAAGTAATGGGTGTTCAAAAAGATGGCACACCAAAGGATCATTGGTTATACAAACCGGGCGATGTGTTTATTGTAAATGAGGCAGGGTGGCTAGTAAAGACTGACGAAGTTAATGCGCTTTTGTTAAAGCACGAGAGTAACAAGTCTGAATAATTTCTGCAACACGATCAGAAACCATAGTTTCGTAGTGTGTGTGATTTACTTCCGTGTGCGTCATATCAGTTCTATGAGACATACTAGCAATTGTGCAAACTCCATCATTAGGTCCGTTGTGATAAGGAACTGAACCTGCTGTAGTAACTATTTGTGTCCAAGGTATAGTTAGTTTTATTTCATTTGCTTCTTTGATTGGATCACTTTTTCTACCAATGTCTTTGAACAGCGGATAACTTGGCACAATATATTTTGCCCAATCTGCTGTACTACTACCACGAAACGGTGTGCTAATACTCACACCACCTACAACTCTAACATATTTGGTTAAGTGTAGTGCATACAACCCGCCCATACTATGTCCTATAACAAAATGTGGACCTTTGCCTTTACATGTATCTGCTATCATTTCCAAGTTATCATAAAATCGATTCATGCTTGAATAGTTTACCATTATTTCATTTGGAAATTGAGTTTTGGTTTGCAAATACTTGAAACTTAGACTTGTTTGGTTTGCACCATGGCACCATATCACATTGATGTCATTAGTAGTGCGTTTTTCTTCCGCAGGCAAGGTTCCAAATATTTGTTTGATATAGTTTAGCATATACTATTTACTTGTTGCGATAAACACACCATTCCAGTTTGATGGCAAGTCTTGTGTTTTCATATACTCACAGCGTTCGATCCACATATCGTAATAACCTTGCATCTTGTGATCAAAGTGATCGTGTAGCATACGACATTTATCTATAGCATCATCAAAACGCTGCGCACGATAGTCTTCGTGCATTTGTTCGTGTTTCTTCTGCGCACTAGCCCAAACTGGTTTCACATCATCTAACACGGTGTATATTGATAAGCCAACACTTTTACCTTTAACCTGCAAGTCATCTACTTTGAGCCAGAAGAAGTCGTCTTTGGTTTGTTTGTATGTCGCTTCTCCAACAAGCAATAGACATCCGTATTCTTTACATTTACTTTCAACTCTTGCTGCTGTGCTTACCGCATCCCCAAGTACGTCATAACTATGGCGCTTAGTTGAGCCCATTTCGCCAATGTACCCAAGACCAGTATTGATACCAGCACCCATACCAACAGGTGGCCTACCCTCTGGTATAATGATTTCTTCATTGAACTTCTCCACTGCTTTAAGCATATCTAATCCACACTGCACTGCTGTGTGTGCGTGTCTTTCATCATCTATAGGTGCGTTGTGTATGTGCATACTAGCATCACCTATATACTTGATAATCATTCCGTCTGCATCTAGCACAGGTTGTGTAATGGCATCCATATAGCCATTCATTATTCTTGTAAGTCCTTTTACATCATCTCCAAATGATTCACCTAGTGGCGTAAAGCCACGCAAGTCTGAGAATACAATGCTCACATCTTTCTTTATCCCATCTTTAACAAGAGCGGGATTTTCCTGTAGTATTCGTACAACTGCTGGGCTGGCGTATCCTTCGAATTGTTTTTTAATGGCTTGCTTTTGCAAGAACTCGTCGATGAATTTAAGCACGTATCGTTTGAGACCCACCAGCAAGAGGAAAGCACTGATAGTAGCGCCATCAATAAGAATGTTTTGTGTATTGAATACATATATACTAACTCCGATAAAGCCGCCTACTGACATAATAAAAAAGGCTATACCTACATATGTCCATCGGGCGAGTGCGATTAACAGAATACCTGCACCAATAAACGCTGCTAGTTCAGCCCATTGTTCTGCGTCAGGATGTCTGCTTATGTTTGATTCATTAAAAACGGTTCCAAGCATTACTGCCTGTATTTGATGCGGAAACACTGAACCTGCTGCTGTTGCTATTGGCTGTGTTACACCTGCTGCTGTAGGTCCTACAAATACTATACCGCCAGCAAAATCATCTGGCAAGTTGGTTACGCTGTGTGACTTGTATCCTTGGCTCCAGTCTATCCATACTTCACCACTAGGATTTGTTTGTAGGAAGCCGTATGCTGGTATGCGTAATTTGTCTACACCAAACTCATTTAATTTTATTTGGAACGAAGGATCGCCTGCAAGTACACGCAAAACTTCCATTGTAACATTTGGATATAGCGTGTCTGTGTCTTCAGCACGAACAACTAGTGGGATTCTTCTTGTGACTCCGTCAAGCTCGGGCCAGCTATTGGTGATTCCACTACCAACGGCGCTGTATTCAATATCTGGTATATTTGCGATGGTTCCCGGAACACTAGGTATCCTATCCCTAAACTCACTATTAACAATAGTAGCACCTGGATTGATTGCTTCATTCTTGCTCTCCTCGGCTCCTAACATAGTAAGTATAACTGGAAATGACTGCATTGTCAAGGCAAGTTCTTGATCTTCGCCTGATCTGTCTGGCTCACTCATAAGCACATTCCACACAACCAAACCTGCGCCTCTGTTGTATAAATCCTCTATGATTGCTGCGTAATCGCCTCTAGGAAACGGCCATTGTCCATACTGATCGATTGCTGCTTCGTCAATGTCTACCGTGTAGATATTGTTTTCAATTTTTGGTTGACTGATTATCAGTTGGTCGAAGTACCGTAACTGGATGCTCTGCAGGAAGTTTGGCGACAACCAAATCGTGTAGGCTAAGACGCCTAAAACCACTACGCTCCACAGAGGTGACAGGAGAATTTTTTTCAACATTATTAACTTCCTTCATCTTGCTGTTCCTTGTATTTATTTGGATTAAGCATACGGTCCCATGAAGGTCCAACATCTTCCCAATAAGATTTACTAGGTCCATCATACACTACCATTGCGAGTCCAACAAAAGTTAAGATTGTAACAAGTACTAGCCATTTCATTGTTTTGCCTCCCTGTTGTCCCAAGGAGCATTTTCATAACAACCTGCTGGCAGTTTATCTTTGTAATTTACACCTGCTTCAAACCCATTATTGTCAACTTTAATATAAGCACTTTCAAATGGCATTTCTCGTGGTTTGCCCCAACAGCGATTTAAACTCTGTCCTGGCACACGATATCTTGGATTGTGTTTGAGAAAGTCTCGTAGTTCGGCATATTGTTCAGCACGAACTTTTTGTCTATATTCTGCGTGGCAACTTGCGGCGGCATTCCAGTTTGCGGTATTATCCACACACCATTTAGCCATTTTGTTTGACTCACTTGCACTCACGGAAGTTGCCCACACCGCGAGAACAGCGATCATTAAATATTTCATATTATAGCCCTCAAACTATTTAGTTAAATACTATTAGAATGAGGGCGCCAACAATGAGGATTTTAGCATTTTTACTGGTATTTTTACCAAATATAGCACTATCATGGGAAGATTGGGACAAACAAACACGAGATAACTTCTGGCGAAGTAGTGCTTGGATAGCATTAGACTGGCATAGCACAGATATGATTGCTAGTAGGGGTTGGGACGGATACAGAGAAAAAAACATAATCATGGGTCCATATCCTAGTCAAGGAGAAGTAGCATTATATTTTGCTGCTCGTATTGGATTAAACTATTGGATGCACGATCAAGGATTGGATATTTTAGCAATTCCAATGAGCATTATTCATGCTCATGCTGCATATGGTAACTATAGTTTGACAGGAGACGACGATAAAATAGGACATATTTTAGTTGGTGCTGCTGTGGGTGAAACGGTATCATACTACACAGGTAGCAGATGGAAAGGCTGTGCCGCTGCACTTGCTGTAGGTGTTGCTAAAGAACTAGGCGACAGCCGCTTTGATATACAAGATGCGGCTGCCACTGCTTTAGGTTGTTCGATTATTAGAATCGAATTTTAATACCAGCACTAATATATGTGCTCGTGTTGTCACCTGCTGTGACTCTGTTTGCATTTGCTCCAAAACTCACACGCTGATTGATATCTTTGTTGATACCTAAGCCTATGCGCATTGTTTCTGCATCGTCAAAGTCTTTAGCGAAACTTGCTGTGAATACACCAGTATCAATATTCATACCAATGGTAGCATAACGATATGATTCATCTGCTGCTGCATGATCAATAACCGCTTGTACATCGCCAGTTTCTGTCCAAGCATCTGTAGATTGTGATCCAAGTGTATAACCAGCAAACGGACGAACGGTGCCTGTTGACTTTTCTACCATAATGGTTGCACCCATATCTCTGCTTGTGGTTTCACCTGCTGCACCAAAGTCTCCAATGGTTCTGTTGTATGATATATCGCTGTTGGCCATGTGAGCACCAACACTAACGGTTGCATCTCTATTGTCCAATGTTTTACCAACTCTACCTTGAATAATCATTGTGCTCATTTCACCACTACTGCCTTCACCTGTTAGCGTTGTATCAGCAAAGTTGATGCCGCCACTTACTAACATTCCGTTGTCTGTGCCAACACTATGTCCTAGTCCGTATGCTGTTGTTTCTGCGCTGTAGCCGTTGCCCATATCATGTGATATTCTGCCGCCTGATACACCATCAGCAATGCCTAGGCTTTTGTGTGGATTTAGTGCCATCATTTGATCAACTTGATCCATGCGTCCAACAAATGCACCTGGATCTGTGACTGCTGAAGTTATAGCACTATCTGCTACTGCACTTGAAGTAAGTGTACCATCTGTGTAAGTGTTGGTTACCATTGGAGTAGTTGTAGTTGTAGTAGTTTCACGATCAATAGTTTGAACGCCTGCTGCTACACTTGACTCATGGTGTGTAATACTTGCTGTTAGTACTGGACGACTTGTGTCAACTACGGTTTCAGTTGTGATAACTGGTTCTGGAGTTGAACCTCCGCCGCTTGCCGCATCTGTTGCTGAACCAACATCCTCTAATGTACCCCAACTACTAACGTCAGCACCACCGCCAGCACCACCTGTAATAGCATCTTCTGCTGCATCAAACGCACTTGGTCCAAAGATGTATGCATAACTTGCTTCCATTATGTCGCCTGCACTGATGCCTGTCCAAGTCCAACTGATACCAATAGTATCGTCACCGTTACCATAATTTACAGGATTTCCGTCGGCATCTGTATAAGTTGTACCATCGTATCCGTCTGCTTGGGTACTCCAACCATTAATACCTGCTGTGACGTTTGTATCTGTTGTGTAGATACCTAGTGCATAAC